TGGTGCAAACACGATTCTGCAAAAGCAGTTTCCTGGTGGGACGTTGAGTTTGGTCGGGGCCAACTCTCCTCGTGGCTTCCGTCGTGTGAGCAGACGGATTGTGCTGTTCGATGAGGTTGATGGTTATCCGCCGTCAGCTGGATCTGAAGGTGACCAGATCAAGCTGGGCATCAGGCGTACTGAGTACTACTGGAACCGCAAGATCGTCTCTGGCTCTACACCGACAGTTAAGGATTTCAGTCGGATCCAGCGGATGTATGAGCAGTCAAACGCTCAAAGATTTTTCGTGCCCTGCCCCCACTGTGGTCACATGCAGTATTTGCGGTGGGCGCAGATCAAGTGGTTTGACGATGATGCGTCGACTGCTTGCTACGAGTGTGAGAAGTGTAATGAGCACATCCCGCACGCTAAAAAGCGTTGGATGGTTGAGCGTGGCGAGTGGCGTGAAACCAAACCAGGCAACGGCAAGCACGTTGGTTTTCACATTTGGGCGGCGTATAGCTACAGCCCAAATGCTGCTTGGTCAAATCTTGTCGAAGAATTTTTAGAGGCAAAACACGATGCAGAGCAACTCAAGACATTTGTAAACACGATTTTGGGCGAGGTTTGGGAAGACGAGTACGCAAGCAAGGTCAGCGGTGATTCCTTGATGCAGCGTGCTGCCGAGGAAAAATACAAGCAGGGCTCACCACCAGCTGAAGTGTTGTTGCTGACGTGTGGCTGTGACTGTCAGGACGACAGACTGAGCATGAGCGTTTGGGGTGTTGCGCGAGATGAGGAGATGTATTTGGTGGATCGAATTGTTCTTCATGGATCACCGTCCAGGCCGGAAGTCTGGAAGCAACTAGATGAGGTGCTGCAAAATCCTTACGAGACAGAGGATGGCCGCAAGTTAAACATCGAGGTTTGCTGTATTGACTCTGGTGGTCACCACACCCAAGAGGTGTATGGCTATGCGCGAGAGCGTGCGGCGATGGGTGTGATTGCGATTAAGGGTATGAACGTTAAAGGCAAGCCACCGCTGGGCAAGGCAAGCAAGGTTGATATCAACTTCAAGGGTCGAGCGATGAAAAATGGCGCTCAATTGTTCCCTGTTGGCGTTGATGGAGTGAAGTCACTGTTGTTTGGCCGACTGAAGCACAATGATCCTGGTCCTGGGTATCTGCATTTTTATCCAACTGTTGGCCCTGACTACTTCGCGGAGCTAACTGCAGAGCGTCAGGTGCTCAGGTACAGAAATGGCTTCCCAGAGCGTGTTTGGGTCAAAAAAAGCCAAAGTCCAAACGAGGCATTGGACGAAATGGTCTACGCATACGCCGCATTGCACCGGCTTTATCAGAAATATGACCGCCGGAGCATTTGGGAGCAGTTTGAACGGCGTAATGAGCCTAATAAGGCGTCTCAGCTAGGATCAAAGCAACAAAAACGGCCTAATCGCCGTAATTTCGTCTCAAGCTGGTAGTCCTGTGAACATCCCAAGCGAGATTCGAGCTGGTGACACCGTCAAATGGAGAGATGACTCTTCTACGGATGTTTTCGGCAACGAAATCAAAAGTGACGAGTGGACTCTCAAGTACTACTTGAGGTTCAACAAAGGCAGCGAGGCGCATACGTCTACGGGAACTGCTTTCGGTACTGGTTGGGAGTTCACGATCTCGGCTAGCGACAGCGGTGATTTTGACTCTGGGACTTGGTATTGGCAGGCTGTTGCCACCAAAGGGTCAGAGACTCTCACTCTGGGCTACGGCAGCCTGACCGTTGAGGACAATCTTGCTTACACAAGTGGTCCTGGTGCTTACGACGGCCGCTCGCAGGTCAAACAAGACTTAGACGCAATTCAAGTGGCGATCAGGACACTGATTGCAGGTGGAGCAGTACAGGAATACAAGATCGGCAATCGCAACTTGAAGCGTTACGACTTGGCTGATTTGATTCAGCTTGAGGCGCGATACAAGGCAGAAGTAAAGCGTGAAGAGCAGGCTGAGCTGATCGCCAACGGCCTTGGCAATCCGCGCAACATGTTCGTGAGGTTCAACTGATCATGGGTATTCGTTCGAGCGTCATGAACTTCTTTGGCTTTGGCAAGCCTGCTGCCAGGGTCTTCCGTCGTGCTTACAGCGGCGCGATGGTTTCGCGTCTGACAAACGACTGGATGTCGACGCAAGCCAGTGCTGATGCTGAGATCAGAGGCAATCTGCGCAGGTTGCGGGATCGTTCCCGCGAGATGGTGCGGAATAACCCGTATGCGCGGCAAGCGAAACGGACGACGCAAATCAATGTGATCGGCACCGGCATCAAGCTGCAATCGCAGGTGCTGCAGCTGCGTGGCAATAAGCGGGACAACCGGATCAACAACGAGATTGAGATGAAGTGGTCCTATTGGACCCGTCCTAATGCTTGCGACTGCTCTGGCCGGTACAGCTTCCACGACTTCGAGTGGCTTGCAGCTGGCGCGATGTGCGAGTCCGGCGAGGCGCTTTTCAGGATCGTTCGGCGTCAGTTTGGCGAGTCAAAAGTGCCTTTGGCATTGCAGATGATCGAAAGCGATCTGCTGGACGAGTCATACAACGGCGCTACTCAGAAAAAAGGCAACGAATGGCGCAATGGGGTTGAGGTTGATGAGTGGGGCCGCCCTGTGCGGTACGCGATTCTTACCCGTCATCCTGGAGATA